GACAAGATTCGCGGCGTAGTGTTCAGGCTGGCTCACAATCGCGGTTTCCTGGCTGGCTGGTCAATGGGCGAGGGAATGGCTTCAACGCTTGAGTATCATATTTATGATGACGAAGAGGAAGCGGCGCTCGATGCTGATTCAATGGCAGAAAGCGCGGCAGAAAACGCTAGAGAAGAAGAAGCTGCATACCGCACCGAATACGACGACGAATAATCATTCGGGCCGCTCATCCTGGCGGCTCTAACGAGCAAGGAGCAAATCATGACCAAGAGTGAAAAGAAGGTTTTCATCCGCAACGTCTGCGCGAGTATCCGCGATGAGTTGATTTCCAAGATTGACTCGGGAGCTATCCCGGAAGAATGGGACGGAATCGAACTGCGCCAATTACTTGCCGAAAAAGCAGATGGGGAAACGTACCCGACAATGCTTACTCACAAGCGGCTCAAGGACTACAAAAACACTGTAATCGTTAATAACCTATAAGGGGATGATGATGAAAACGCTAACCGACCTTCTGGACTCGTTGAAGTTGACCAACAACGGCTACCTGTTCGCGCCTATGGCCTGGGAACTGGAAGTAGCGCGCAAGCACCCGGAAGCGGTCGATATTCGTCGCGGCCAGATTCACCAGAAAGGCGTGCAACCCTGTCACCCGCGCGAGCCTGCAAAGATTGATTGGTCGAAACTGGAGCCTGTTCCAGACTACGAGGGCGCTATCCTGGCGCGGCAAGAACGCATGATGATGGATTACTGACATGAACATTGAACAACGAACGATAGACCCATTGGACGAGCGCGATTATTTCCCGACAGAAGCACGGGCAAAGGTAATTCAATCATCGCGGGTTCGGGCAGACATGGAAAATCACATAGCAAGAATCGCGTGGCTTGAAGCTGACAATCCAAAGTGGTCAGACGGAACGGCGGTTTCTACGTTTGATCGCGTTGACCTATTGAGACAGAGCCGCGCATTCGTCAATGCGCACAAAGCGCCGTAATGTGGTAATGTATTGAACAGCGCCACAGTCACGCCCGGAGAAAGCTCGCATAACGCGGGCTTTTTTTATGCCTACGAAAACCGACAAGCTGCACAAGAAGCCGAATAACCGGAACAACGAATTCTCGCCAGCTTTCGCGCAACGCGAAGCGGAGTATTCAGTCCTGGTTCATTCGGATGCAGAAGTAATTCGGCTAATCGGCGCGGACGATAGAACAAACTGGGAAGACTTCTCGGTTCACCAAGACACGGAGTAACAGAATGAACAAGAGCGGAATCCTCTCGCATCAAGCGGCAGGGTTGGCTCAGTCGCGCCTGGGGTTCAATCATGGGTAGACGCAACGACATCGACTGGGATCGTATCCAGAATCTCTATTGCGCTGGACAGCTAACAGTCCGTCAAATTGCCGAAGTGTGCGGAGTAACGCATCAGTCCATAACAAAGCGCGTCAAATTGCACGGATGGAAACGTAACCTTACGGAAGCCATCCAAAAGCGCACGCAGGAAAAGATCGCTCTCCTAGATGTTGCTGATCTTATCGAGTCTACGGCTAATGAAAATGCGCAGAAAAGCGCACAAATACAGATAAAAGCGATTGAGGATGCCTCTGACGCGGCGGCAGGAGTCGTTTTGCGCCACCGGAAATCATTCCGCGAACAGTTTGAACGCGCACAAAAGATAGAGAAGTTGTTCGATGACCTTCTCAAAGTGTCGGCGGCTGGTTTAGGACAGGATTCGGACAGCGAAGCGGCGATTGATATTCCCAAAGCGGCGCTTGCCTTCAAGAGCCTTGTGGATTCGCGGGCTAAGTTGGTTGAGCAGGAACGGAAGAGCTTCAACCTAGAAACGGCGACGAAGCCTGAAGATGATCGCGACCTTGATTCTTTGCCTGCTGCTGAAGCCTGGAAGATCGCAAGCGAGGCGCTGAAGTGATTTGTGGGCAAAAGTTAAGGGTTTCCCCTATGTTGGCCCGCGACTTTTGCTGCAAAGTCTCAAAAAAGACGGGTTTTAACCCTGTTTCTTGAAAACGTATCAGGAAAACCCTTAGATTATGCCTTCGACCGACATTGCCAAGCAGTTGATGGCCGGCTTTGATTGGCGCAATCCTGACTATCCGGCAATCATTCGTAAGCGCATCAAACTACTCAAAGGATTGCAGGCGCAGAAGGGCGCGATCAAGGGGATGAAAGAGCACTTCGCCGAGTTCCCTTGTGACTTCATTACGCTGTTCGGTAGCACGTTCGATCCTAGACTGGTTGAGCGGCGCATTGACCCGGTTGTACCGTTCCTGCTGTTCCCACGGCAGGAGGAATTCATTGATTGGATTGCAGCCCGTTGGAGAGGTCAGGAAGACGGCGTTGCCGAGAAGAGCCGGGACATGGGGGTGTCATGGCTAACCGTCGCCTTTGCCTCTTGGATGTTCTTGTATCACCCAGGCTCAGTCGTTGGATTCGGTTCGCGCAAAGAGGAATACGTAGACAAGATTGGCGACCCTAAGTCGCTGTTCTGGAAGATACGGGCCTTCATCAATCTTCTGCCCAAGGATTTCAGACCGGAAGGCTGGAACCCGGCAAAGCATGCGCCGTTCATGGTCATACAAAACCCGGAGAACGGGGCGAGCATCATTGGTGAGGCTGGCGACAACATCGGGCGAGGTAATCGGGTATCGATCTACTTCAAGGACGAATCGGCGTTCTACGAGCACGCGGACGCAATCGACGCGGCGCTTTCGCAGACAGCTAATTGCAAGATTGACGTGAGCACGCCGAATGGAGCCGGCAATCCGTTCTACCGGAAAGCCAAGGGCGGCAAGTTACCGCTGTTCGTGTTCGACTGGCACGATGACCCAAGGAAAGACGACGAATGGTATCGGAAGCAATGCGCCATCCTTGATCCGACCATCGTTGCTCAAGAGATTGACCGCAACTACGAGGCATCGGTGACGAATGCCTTCATTAGCGGCGAACTGGTAACGGCGGCGCAATTGAGAGGGCCGACGAATGTTCAGGCAATTGGCCGGCTTCGTGTTGGCGTTGACCCGGCAAGGTTTGGTGACGACAAGTTTTCGGTGACGATTCGACGCGGGCGCTTAGTTGTCATGCAGAAAGAGGCGCAGAACCTGGACAGCTTCACGGGCGCGGCATTCGTGAGGGACTGCATCGCACCCTATGGCGAGAGACCGGAGCAGATAGCGGTAGACGAGATCGGCATCGGGGCTGGCGTGGTGGACGTGCTAACCAGAATGCCCGAGTTCGCCGGCATCGTGGTTGGCGTCAATGTGGCTAATCGGATGGATGGGCAAGTAGCCAAGGACGCGACGTTTTCAGTAGCCGGTGCGCAGGATGTGGCGACCATCTACTACAACCTTCGCGGCTGGATGTACGGCGAGCTACGGGAATGGCTGAAAGTCGGATCGATACCGGGTGACAACGAGTTGAAAGCCGAGTTGACCGCAGTTCGATACACGTATCGCGGCGGTTCATTGTTATTAGAGAGCAAAGACGACATGAAGAAGCGTGGCATCAAGTCACCTAACCGGGCTGACTCGCTGGCGCTGACGTTCGCGCGTCCTGGTTCGAGCGAGACGACGCTAGGACATGACATTTTCCATGACAGATCAATGCAAACCGGGCGCATTCCGGCTTCAAGGGCGGGCTACTGATGGATGAGTTCAAGAAAGCCTGGGCGACCGGCAACTTCACACAAAAGCAGGGCGTGAACCCGTTGGATGGCCTTGGCGCTAACCTAATGTCGGAGTTCATCGAAGCGCAATTGCTGCGTAAGGACACCGAAGAGCGTTGGCTGACCGATTTGCGCCAGTACAAGGGCCAATACGAGCCAAGCGAAGAGGCGTTGATGCAGGGTTCCAAGGCTTTTGCTCGCAAGACCCGCGTCAAGGTCAAGTCGGTGAATGCCAGATTGATGGATATGCTGTTTCCTGCCAGCAAAGAGCGCAACTACGACATCAGTTCGACGCCGGAGCCAGTTATCCCTGCATCGAGGCGCAGAGAGGCGATTGCCCTACTGACTCAAGCCAAGGGTGGCGAAGCGCCGACACGGGACGAGATCAAGAAGTTCGTGAAAGAGATCGCCGACGACGCCGCGAGCAAGATGGCGACACGGATTGACGACCAGTTGACGGAAACCAAGTACCGGGCCGAGTGCAAGGCGGTAATGCATAGCGGTCACTTGTTCGGTACAGGCATCCTCAAGGGGCCATTGGTCGAACGGAAGGTGCGCAGTTCGTATAAGTGGATTGGGAACAGCTTCAAACAGACAACGCGGACGTATGCCGTCCCGTTTGTGGCTCAAGTGCCGATTTGGCGCTACTACCCAGACATGACGGTGACGGAACACAACGAATGCCGCTATGAATGGGAGCATCACCGCCTAAGCCGCGCGACATTGGCCGGCATGGCAGATCGCAAGTCGTTCAACCGTGAGGCAATCCTGTCGTATATCGACGGAAACCCGGACGGCAGCATCAAACAGATGACCTACGAGCAGGACTTGCGGGCAATTGGAAGCCAGCAACGGCTACTGTCGAACGCAAAGACCGGGCAATACGACGTTTACGAGCGTTGGGGCTGGGTAAAGGCAGAGGATTTGCTGGCGTGTGGCGTTTGTGTGCCGCAAGACCGTATGCAAGAGATGTTTTACAGCAATGTCTGGCTGCTTCCAGATGGTCAAGTGATTAAAGCCGTTCTATCGCCGATTGATGGCGTGCAAAGCCCGTATCACCTGTACTACCTGGACAAAGACGAGACGAGTATTTGGGGTGACGGCTTCTCTTCAATCATGAGAGATGACCAAAGCCTGATTAATTCCGGTCTGCGGATGATGGTCGATAACGCGGCAGTCTGCGCGGGGCCGCAATTCGAGGCTTTTGTACCGGCATTCCCTATTGGCACCAACTTTACCGACATTCACCCGCTGAAAGTGTGGCCGAGGTCTGGCGGTGACTTCCAATACCCGGCATTGCGGGCGCTGAACTTCGACTCGCACACGCCGGAGTTGATGGCACTGGTGAAGATGTTCGATGAACAGGCCGACGAGACGACGGCAGTTCCAAAGTTCACCTATGGCGACGGGCCGGATGGCGGCGCAGGTAAGACGATGGGCGGGTTGTCCATGTTGTTAGGTCAAGCCAACATCACTTTGAAGGATTTGGTGATCAATTGGGACGAAGGCATCACCAAGCCGTTCATTGCTGGACTGTATCACTGGAATATGCAGTTTTCTAAGGACGAAAGCATAAAGGGTGACTATGACGTAAGCGCGACTGGCGCGGCTTCATTGGTTGCGAAGGAGGTTCGCGCCAATACCCTATCCCAGTTCTCCGCGACATTGCAGCCTGAAGAACGTCCATTCGTTAAGTGGGAGTCGTTGGTACGTCAGAAAGCCCTGGTTCAAGAGCTTGAAG